TTGTAAATCATCTTCTGCTTTCCACCAAGTAAGTTTCTTTAAACGTTCACCGTGAATTGATTGATGTGCTCCATTACCGTCTCTTACATATGCGTATCTACGATACTTTGATGTATAGTAACCTTTTTCATCATCCCAACAGTGTATGATATTCTTTTCTTTTTCGTAGTATACGTTTTGATACATATATTATTGATAATCGTTAAATTCACCAAAAAGTAGGTGAGTCCAAGTTTCCCCTTTTACTATTTTTCTAATATTCGCAGGAGATACTCCGTTGTTTCTTGCTAATACTCTTATATTACGATGACCCACAGACCATAATTTTCTGATAGACTTCACTTGTCCTTCTGTTAATTTATGTTGTGGATGTGATTCACCTCGTAACCTCATTTTAAATCTTTTCACTAATATACAAAATTTTTATTAATTTTCCAAATACATTTCACCATTTTTTACACCCGATGGTTCTACGTCCCATAGGTTTATTGCGATGGCTCTTCGTGTCCCACGAGTAACTTTAGTAACTCTATGTGGATGGTGACCTGCAGGAAAGATAACTAATCTATTGTATTTGGGTTCTAATCTTTCAGGTTCACCTTCCATTCCGTCAGGATATATTTCAAGATATCCACCATCGATATCGTTTTCCCACGGATAAAAAACTGTTCCTATTACGGGTCTAACTATTCTTTTTTCAGTATCCCATATATATTCATCTTTATCAAAGTGAAATGGTAGTTCATCTCGTTCCTCGTCTTGAGAATAAACACCTGTCCAATATTCAAACCCTGAAACGTTTACAGATGGATATGGAGAGTTTTCACCCCAAATATACTGTATTAACTCTTTCTTAAGTGTATTGGTTGGTGTATTCCACCACCCGTTCCACCAATAGTAACCCTTATCATCCCAAAAAGTATTATCCTCTTTGAGTCGATTTAAAAGGTCTTGGTCTTTAATAAAATCATCAATTACTATCATAGTAATGTTTCTACTTTCTTTAATGCTGCTGCGATTACTTGGTGCATATCGTAATACTTGTATTCTGCTAATCTACCACCAAATATCACCTTGTCTTGTTGTTGTGACAATTTTTTATACTTGTTATACTTTTCGTTGTTTACTTTATCATTTACAGGATAAAATGGTTCAACTCCTCGTTCATATGGTTGTGGGTATTCCCAACTAACATAAGTTCCTTCTTGATTTTGATTATCAAAGTGTTTATGTTCAATGATTCGTGTATATGGTGTTTCTGAATCAGTGTAATTCATAACTGCACATCCTTGATAGTTATCCTTTGATTTATACATCTTGTTCATCCAATGTACAGATTTGTATTCCAAATCACCATATTTGTAATCGTAGTATTTATCAATTGGTCCTGTGTATATTACTGTCTCACCTAAACCATCCCAAAAGTCCTTTTTGTCAAAATAATCTGTTTCTGTAAATACTTCAATGTCTTCTAACAACGTTTCAAATATCTGAGTGTATCCACCGATTGGTATTCCTTGATATTTGTCATTAAAATAGTTGTTATTGTAAGTGAATCTAACAGGTAATCTTTTGATGATTGATTTTGGTAACAACATACAAGGTTTCATCCACTGTTTTTCAGTGTAACCTTTTATTAGTTTTTGATAAATATCTTTACCAACAAGAGCTTGTGCTTGTTCTTCTAAGTTAGTAGGATTACCTTTAAATCTCTGTGATTCAATCTTTTCTTTTGCTCCCTCAGGAGTTCTAACACCCCACATTTTGTTAAATGTATACATATTGAAAGGTAATGGATATATCTCACCTTTATAGTTTGCTATTGGATTTAATTGAAACTGATTAAAGTCTACAAACTGATTTATCCAATGCCACACCTTCTCACTGTTTGTATGAAATATATGAGGTCCATATTTGTGTACATGAATTTTATCTACCTCTTCTGTATAACAGTTACCACCAATGTGGTCTCTTTTTTCAATAACACAAACTTTTTTACCTGCTTCTTTCAGTTCGTATGCACAAACTGCTCCATAAAACCCTGAACCGACAATTAAATAATCGTATTTATACATTTCTTTTTGCAACTTCTAATAATTCTTTACACCTTGTTCCTGTATCAGGATATGATTGGTTATCTATAAAAAACGTAGAATTAGGAAACGGATTCTTGTTTTTCATAATTTTAGTACAAACTTCTAACATCTGTTCCCAAAATCCATTGTCTCTATAATAGTATGCTAACTCAATCAAATGTTCGTTTCTTCCTTGACAGTATTTTTCCGCTTCTTCCCACTTTTGTAATCCATCATATGGTTCACCTAAAAATGCATACAATCTACCTAACAATAAACATGCGTAATATGCCATTTCATCCCATTGAGGATTTTCACCGTGAACTTTTTTTAGATACATTTCAAAATAAAATATTGCTCTTCTTGCATATTCATATGAATGTAGTTCACCAAATGGTAACTCTTCTGTTTTCCAATAACCATCATAATATGATTTTCCAATATACCATAAATGATAGTCATCTTCTAATACTTTTTTAGTTGGTACATTTTCCAACTCAAGTGTTAGTGCGTCTGTAATAAACTTATTGTCTACAGTCCAAGTTTGTCCGTCATTTGTTACGATGTGTCTAAATGAAATGTCTAAATTAAATCTAACAAAGTCTTCATCCACATCAGGTAAATGTATTGTTTCGTGTCTTTTTGAGTGTTTGAAATACCACGGTCTGTTTGCGTTCCATAACCAAGTTCTGTAATAGTAACTATCAGTTGTTTCTACGGGGATATTAAAAGAATCGATAGAAGTGTCGTTGAATACCGACCAATCAAAATCATCATCTACTTTTAATTGTTCATCCGCGTCCATTCTAAGAATCCAATCACATCCATGATTAGAACTTAGACACTTTTGTAAAGTATGGTCTCTATTGTAGCCAGGAAACTTCCATTCTGTTTCATACAGAAATCCGTCAATTCCCTTTTCTTCAAAAAAATCACGAATTATTTGTTGAGTTCCATCAGTTGACCCATTATCTTGAATCACCCAATAGTCAATGTACTGATAACACGACTCTAACATTCTAAGAATAGTGTTAGATTCGTTTGCTACCATAGCATTCAAACAAATCTTTGTTTGTTTCATAACTTTTTTAATTTTATATCGATAAGTACTCGTTCATTGGTTTTACACCGATAATTCTTTTTACTTCGATTTGATTCTCTAACAAAACTACAGTTGGAACGCTCCTTATACCGTATCTCTGTGCTAAGTCGGATTGTTCATCCACATTTATTTTTTTTACGGGAATCGTATTACCGACTTGTTCCATTACAGGACTCAACGTTTTACATGGTTGACACCACGCTGCTGAAAAATACAAATATTCTTTCATTTTCTTACCTTCATTTAACCATCACAGGATACACAATCAGGGTCCAATGCTCGTGCTGCGATATCACCACGAAGGACGGACTCTGTTCTCATATAATATAAAGTTTTGATTCCTTGTTTCCACGCTTCCATAGTGACTTGATTAATCCACTTTGGACTTGCTTCAGATGGGAACGCCAGATTCAACGAAACTGATTGGTCAATATATTGTTGTCTAACACCTGCTTGTCTGATTAATTCTAACTGATTAATTTCTTTGAAGGTCTTAAATACGTCTTTTACCCAAAAAACTTGTTCTTTATCAAATGCCTCTTGAGGAATGTCTTCTCTTTTTAGGAGTTTTCCATCTACATATCCCCAATCATCTAATTCTTTTATGTCTTGAACTGAACCACCATCTTCTAAGATTTTGTCCCAAGTTGATTTTTTGTTGATACCAACTTTTCTAAGAACTTTTTCTAATTCAAGATTTTTACGGATAAACGTACCTTTTGCAGTTTGTTCCGTAAATACATTTGATGGCCATGGTTCAATACCTGCTGACACATTACCACTTAACTTAGAATTAGAAACAGTTGGTGCGATTGCTCTTAAGTGAGTATTTCTAAACCCACTATCTTTACACCACAACGGTTCACCTAACTCGGTTGCCATATCTCTACTTGCTCTTTCTGATTCAATCTTGATTTGAGAAAAGATTTTACGAGTTTCAAATTGAGAAGGTAATCCTTCAAACGAAATACCTTTTCTTTGTAAGTAAGTATGCCATCCTAATACACCCAATCCTAATGCTCTACCTTTTTCTGCTGAACGAACTGAATTCTCAAATCCTCTCATATTCTTTGCTTTTTGAATGAACTCTGAAAGAACTCCATCCAAGAACCAAGTTGCTGTATAAATTAAATCAGTATCTTTCCACTCATCATACTTTGCTAAGTTAAGTGAAGACAGACAACAAACAAATGAATGTGATTCATCTGTATGTAATACGATTTCAGAACAGATATTAGTCATAAAAACTTTCAATCCATTATCTTTATACATTGGTGGGTTTGCATTGTTTACGTTACCTTTAAACATGATATACGGTTCACCTGTTGCTTTTCTCTTCTGAAGTAACTTACCCCATCTTCTTCTTGCTTCAGGTTCACCATCTTCTAATTTTCTCATAAACTTGTTACCAACAACAACACATTGATGTAAGTTCATACATTGTCTGTTTACATCACCTTTTGGTTCTCTGATTTCAATCCACTCATCAAAATCATCATGTTCGATGTTCAAGTTTACAGACGCTGCTCCTCTTCTAACTGCACCTTGGTTTGTAGCAAGGATTGTAGAATCATAAATCTTACAAAATGGTACAACACCATCTGATGTTCCGTTTTGTGTAATGTTAGAACCTGCTGGTCTAATCATGTTTACTCCGATACCTACTCCACCACCATGTTTAGCAAGTAACATCATTTCTAAGTTTTTGTTACCGATTTCTTGGATTGAATCTCCTACATCGATACCAAAACAACTGATTGGTAGACCTCTATCCGTTCCCGTATTAGATAATACAGGTGACGCGAGATTTAACCAACCTTTCCATATATAATCAAAAAACTTTGAAGCAAGTTGTGGTTTGTTCAGTCTTCTTGCGACTGCTGTAGATACTCTCCAATATGCGTCTTTTGGTTTTTCGTCAGGAAGTAAGTAACCTTTTGATATCGTCTTTACATAGATTTCCGTGTTTGCCCAAACAGGAAAATCAACACCAACTTCCCAACCTAAATTTTCTGCGTGATTTTTCATAACTGATTTTTCTTAAAATATGTCGTCCCAATCTTCACCCTCATTTGCTTTACTGTAGTCAGTAGGTCTGATAGCGAAGAAGTCCGTATGTGTTTGTCCACCTGTTAAGTGGTAGAACCAATCTAATTCCGATGCTGATTCTTCATCATAGGAAGTTATAGATTCTGAATAACCTAATTCTTTGTATTTTTCATTGATTCTTCTTTTGATAAAGTTTTTTAGGTCTTCTTTTTTCAGATTTTCTAAATCACCTTTTTCAAACATTTTATCAATAAATTTTAGTTCCAACTCTAACATAGTTTCCGCCGCCTCTCTAATTACAGGTTTTGCGTCTTCTATCAGTTCAGGATATTCCTGACACATATGTTTGAATAGTTGGATACCCATTTTAGAATGTAAAGATTCGTCTCTTACACTCCATTTCATTTGTTGTCCAATACCTTTAAGTCTATTCCTCATTTGGAATGAATAAAGTACTGCGAAAGAAGAATAAAGTGCTACTCCTTCTGCGAATGCACTAAATATAGCGAGTGACCTTGCTACTTCTTGTCTTGCTTTAGGATTATTCTTTAAATCTTCGTATGTATAATTTGATGATACCTCTGCTAATGCTTCAAATCTATCGGCAGTTGCAGGTTCATGTAAAAATGCTTCAAAATCTTCCAAACCTAATGATTCGTTAAGATATGAATATGCAGTTGCGTGAATGGTCTCTTGTGAACCAAACATCATTGCCATTTGTTTTATTTCATGTTTTGGAAACCAATTTGTTACCATTGTTGTCCAATAGTCCGATACTGCACATTCAGTTTGAGCAAATCCAAGCAGAATATTACCAACCAAGTGTTTCTCTTCGACTGACAAATTTTCATTCCAATCCTTGATGTCACCTTGCATTGGAATTTCGGTATGTAACCAAAATGCTTGTGCTTGTTTTAACCAACCTTCTGTATAGTATTCGGGATATTCAAATGGTTTGAACGGTATACGATTGTCAAATAATCCCATATTACTTTTTAATTTTTTTAGTTATACAAATGTTTTAGTCGGTGATAATATATATGATTAAAAATCGATATCACCCGACATTTCCTTATATTTTTGCGCTAATTCTTTTCTTACTAAACTCTCCCCCTGTTTCATCTGACTTGTAGTCTTTCTACCATCAATGGAATCATCGTTGTAAATGTGAATCTGTCCCGTGGAAAAATTAGCTTTCGATGGAAATGTCATACCATCGGGACCAAATCTGTTTTTGATAACATGCCACCTACCTGTACCTGCGAGTTTATCTTCTATTTTACGAGAAAGTGATACAACAAAGTCTGCTGTCATCATCTTTGAAAACGAACCTGCAATCTTAGTACCTGTAATTATGTCATCTTCTGCACCACTTCTATTAATTTGTGATGCTGTATAAACAGGGACTTCATACTCACCTGCCATACCACGAAGGTCTTCGATAATTTCTTCTAACTCTTCGTGTCTTTTTTCTTTGTTAGGACCTCTCAACAAATCTGCATAGTCAACTATTACTACATCAGGTTTTTTATTCTGTAGTATCATTTTGTCCATATGTGCTTTTAGAGAAGTTACACTGGCGGTTTTGGTTGGATAGTGTTTTACAACTAAATCACCTGATACAGATTTAACTGCTTTGGTCACGTCTTCCATATTGTATTTTAGATTTGCAACTGCAACTCCACTTAATACAGCATCATATCTCTGACCAACATAACCTTCGTTTAATTCAAGGGTATAATGTGCGACAGTTTTACCCTTTTTCATTGCATTTACTCCAATGTTTACTAACGACCACGATTTACCAATACCTGGCGGTGCTGCGAATAAAATTAATTCACCCTTCCCAAAACCACCTTGTGTAATCTCATCAATAACTTGCCATCCTGTTGAAACAACGTTTCTAACAGTATCTTCATATCTTTCAGTTATCATGGATTTGTATTCATGACCAATATCAGAATCTTGACCTGCTTTCATTGCGGTATCAATATTCTTTTTTATCATATCATACTTACCACTTTCTAATAAAGGTACTGAATCTAAGATTGCGTTCTTGATAGATTGATTTTTACAAAAGTCAAGAACTTGTTCTTTTACGAATTCTAAATCTTCACTCTCTAAGTGGTTCCATGCGAACTTTAGGGTATCAATTACTGAAGTTTGTAATACATCTCTTTCAATAGAATTGATTTTGACCTTGAGAACATCCAAAGTAGGCATTTTCTCAAACTCATTCATATAATTTAGAATGGTTCTAACTAACCACTCTGCTGCTTCAGAATCAAAATACTCGGGTTTGATAATATCATATATTTGTCTTGTGAAAGACCTGTCTGATAATATTGCCGATATTACTTTATTCTGAAATGATGTACTAAACCTTGACCCTAATTTTTCCATAGACTATAATATACGAAATTATTTCTTAATATCAAAATTATTTTTTAGATTTGTTTCCAAAGAAGTAAAAGAGTTTCGTAACCAAGAGTCGACATTTGCAAATGCTGTATATAACTTATCATACATAAACATTTTTTTAAACTCTATCATATCCAATCTATTTCCTTCGGAATCCATGATTTCTCTTACGTTTGATTTTATAGAAGAAGATATTTCAGGGTCATGTAGTTGCATTAACTTATGATTTAGTTTTATAGTATCAACATTTTCAATAAGTTTTTGTGACAACTTATCATCACACTCTGAAGAACATTTCTCAATGAATGTGTCTAAAGAAAGTTCATTTTCACCTAAAAAGGTCATTTTATTCTGAATAGTTTTAAGTCCGACACCATTTACACCACCTATATTATCTGATTTATCACCCATCAAACATCTGTAAAATATTAGATTTTGAGGAGTGACTCCATATTCTTCTTTCACCATTTCAGGAGTGTATAGTTTTTTCTTAGTAAGTGCGTAGACAGAAACTCTATCGTTTACTAATTGTAAGAAATCCTTATCTGACGAACATATTGTAACTTCATTCTTGAAATAATGATTAGAAAGATATGCGATTATATCGTCTGCTTCAACATAATCTATATATGTTAGTGATAAAGGTAGGATTTGTAAATATTCAATCAGTCTACTAAAT